AAGTCGAGAAGGAGTCAAGGATTATATGACTCGTATCTCAAAACATAAACCAAGAAATTATCAGATAGATGCAGTTTATGATGCTCTTCGTTACAATCGTAAGTTATTAATATCACCAACAGCATCAGGTAAGTCTCTGATGATCTATGCTGTTGTTAGGTATTACGCAGAAAAAAATAAAAAGATACTTTTAGTTGTTCCAACTACATCATTAGTTGAACAGATGTTCAAAGATTTCAAAGATTATGGTTGGGATGCAGAAAATTACTGCCACAAAATTTATGCAGGTAAAGAAAAAACAAATGAAAACCCTGTTACAATTACAACTTGGCAATCAATATACAAGTTAAAAAGACCTTTCTTTAAAGATTTTGAAGTTATTATCGGTGATGAAGCACATCTATTCAAGTCAAAATCTCTTGTGAGCATTATGACGAAGATGGATGCTGCCAAATATAGATTTGGGTTTACTGGAACTTTAGATGGCACACAGACGCATAAGTGGGTCTTAGAAGGATTATTTGGTCCTTCTTATAAAGTCACACAGACAAAAGAACTCATTGATAAAGGTCATCTATCTAAACTTCAGATTCGTATTCTATTATTAAAACACGATCAGCAAAAATTTGAAACATATGAAGATGAGTTGCAATACATTATTGGTCATCCAAAAAGAAATAACTTTATTAAAAATCTAGTATTGGACTTAAAAGGCAACACTCTTGTTCTCTTCAGTCGAGTTGAAACTCACGGAGAAATATTGTATAATAATATAAATAATTTTGCAGGAGGTAAAAGAAAGGTATTTTATGTTCACGGTGGAGTCAATGCTGAAGAACGAGAAACGGTTAGGGAAATCACAGAATCTCAAAAAAATTCAATTATCGTAGCGTCTTATGGAACTTTCTCTACAGGAATTAACATTAAAAATTTACATAATGTCATTTTTGCTTCTCCCTCTAAGTCAAGAATCAGAAACCTTCAATCAATTGGAAGAGTTTTAAGAAAGGGAGACAATAAGACCCAAGCAGTATTATATGACATTGCCGATGACATTTCTCATTTGTCAAGGAAAAATTACACTTTAAATCACTTAATCGAGCGAATCAAGATTTACAATGAAGAAAAATTTAATTATGAAATCATACAAATTAGTTTAAAGGAAAATGAATAACGAAGAATTTTACGGAGTATTAAAGTTAGTTTCGGGGGAGGAATTATTTGCTAAAGTATCTCCATGTGAAGAGGAGTATCGAACAATATTAATCTTAGAGTCTCCTGTAACATTTGAAACAATCCCAATGAAAAATCAAGCTCACGGAGCAGTTCGAATTGTTCCTTGGGTCAAAATGTGCAATGAGACCTCATTTGTAGTAAATATGGATAAAGTAATTACAGTTACTGAAGTTAAAGACGAAGAAGTTATAAAACTATATGAAAGATACCTTAATGATATTAATGGAGAAACTAAAGAACAAGATTTGAATAGAGATCTAGGATTTTTGCCATCAATTCCTGAAGCAAGAGTAATTTTAGAAAAACTATATAAAAAGAAGAACAATAGCTAAGCTAATGTATCTCTTAACCCCTGACAGAGTTATTCTACATAGAATTTAATACTTTGTCAAGTGCTATTGGCATAATTTAATATTATGTGTTATAATTAACATTAACTAGCGGAGATCGTATGAAATGCCTAGAGGAAAAACTAAGTCAGAACATTATGTAAATAATAAAGAATTTCTTAATGCCATAGTAATTTATCGTAATCAATGTTTAAGAGCAGAGGAAGCAGGAGAACCCCGCCCTCGAATTACAAATTACCTTGGAGAGTGTTTTGTTAAAATTGCAACTCATCTATCATATAAACCAAACTTCGTAAACTATATGTTCCGTGAAGATATGATTTCTGATGGAATTGAAAACTGTGTTCAATACATTAATAATTTTGATCCAGCAAAATCTTCAAATCCATTCGCTTATTTTACTCAAATTATACACTATGCATTTTTACGTAGAATTCAAAAAGAAAAGCGACAAATGGATATTCGTGCTAAGATAATAGAAAGATCTGGATTTGATGAAGTTATGACAGCTGATGGTAACTTTAACGCATCTGATTACAATACAATTAAAGAAAACATTCAAGTTAAACAAAATTCATGAAAATTGCTCTATTGACTGATACCCATTACGGTGCTCGTAAAGGAAGTAAGATTTTTCATGATTATTTTCAAAAATTTTATGATAACATATTCTTTCCTACATTAGAAAAAAGAAAAATTAAACATGCGATTCATCTAGGGGATTCATTTGATAATCGTAAGAATATAGATTTCTGGGCATTGAATTGGGCAAAGGAACATGTATATGATAACTTTAAAAAATTAAATGTAGAGGTACATACCATAGTTGGTAATCACGATGTGTATTATAAAAATACAAATGAAGTGAATGCAGTCGATTCTTTATTGGAATCTTACGATAATATCAATAGATATTCGAGTCCTACTGAGATTGACATAGATGGATTTAAAACTTTGTTACTTCCTTGGATATGTCAGGATAATTATCAAGAATCTATAAAAGCAATTGAAAATACAAAATGTAAATCTGCTTTTGGTCATTTAGAGTTGAATGGATTCCAATTATTTCCTGGAATGATACAAACAAATGCACATATGAATATGGATGTGAGTGCATTTAAAAAATTAGATGTAGTTTTTTCTGGACACTATCATACAAGATCTAATGATGGTAAGATATTTTACTTGGGGAATCCATATCAAATGTATTGGAATGATTGCAATGATAAAAGAGGGTTTCACATATTTGATACTGAAACGTATCAGTTAGAATTTATTGAAAATCCATATACTATTTTTGAAAAAGTATATTATGAAGATACAAATGCAAAATTATTCGATGCAAGATATCTAAAAGATAAGATCGTTAAAATTATTGTTCGCAAAAAATCAAATCAATATGAATTTGAAAGATATGTTGATAAGATTGATAAGTCAGGTTGTTTAGATATTAAAATAATTGAAAACTTTATGATTGATGATGAAGATGTGGATTTCACCCAAAACGAATATGAAAATACATTAAGTCTTTTGAATAAATATATTGAAGACTCTGAATTTGATTTAGACAAAGATGTAGTGAAGAGTATTATGAAAGAAGTTTACATGGAGGCTTGTCAATTCCAATAATGTATATTCTTAGCATATCCGAAAAAGAAACAGAAGGTGCATATGCACTCACCTATCTTGATGGTGAGAAGTCTTTGTGTTTATTTCAAGAGAAGGATGATGCTACTCGTTATGCAGGATTACTGGAAGCAGATGACTTTCCACCTATGTCTGTTGTAGAAATTCCAGATGAGCTTGCAATTGATACGTGTAAGGTGTATAATTATAGATATGTGATCATTAAAGAAAATGATTTTGTAATTCCACCAATAAATTATGATAATATTCAGAAAGATAAGATGGCGTAATTTTCTTTCAACTGGGAATCAATTTATTGAAATTGGTCTTACTGATGAAAAAACAAACTTAATAATTGGATCAAATGGAGCAGGTAAAAGTACGATACTAGATGCTCTTACTTTTTCTTTGTTTAATAAACCTTTTCGTAAGATAACAAAATCTCAACTTGTAAATACTGTAAATGAAAAAGAGTGTATAGTTGAAATTGAATTTAGTGTTAATAATTTTGATTGGAAAGTAATTCGAGGAATTAAACCAAATGTATTTGAAATTTATAAGAATGGAAAGTTATTGAATCAGGAATCAGCTGCAAATGATCAGCAAAGATGGTTAGAAGAGCAAGTATTAAAGTTAAATTATAAGTCATTTACGCAGATTGTAGTGCTAGGTAGTGCATCATTTGTTCCTTTTATGCAATTGAATGCACCAAATCGTCGTGAAGTGATTGAAGATTTATTAGATATTAAAATATTTTCAGTAATGGGACTGATGCTTCGAGAGAGAATTCGAGGATCTAATGAAAGATTGAGAGAATTATCAATTCGAAATGATCTATTGGAAGAGAAAATTGATATGCAGAAGAGTTTTATACAAGAATTAGAGAATACTGGTAATAAAAATTTGAGTGATAAACGAAAAAAAATTCAAACAATCAATAGTAACATTGAAAAATATGAAGATTCGATGGAACAAAATAATTTAGAATTAATTTGTATCAAAGATGACATAAAACAGTTTTCAAACTCTAACAAAAAATTACGAAAATTGGGTAACTTAAAAGGTAAATTATCCAATAAAGTATCTACCATTACCAAGGAACATAAGTTCTTTAGTGAAAATGTATCATGCCCTACATGTACTCAATCTATAGAAGAATCATTTCGGTTAAATAAAATTAACGAGGCAGAATCGAAGGCAAAAGAACTCAAAAAGGGTTACGAAGAACTGGAGTCTGCCATCAAACTCGAAGAGGAACGAGACGAAAAATTTAAGGTTTTATCCACGGAGGCAACCAAACTAACGCATGAAATTTCTAAAACAAGCACAAGGATTTCTGGACTTGAAAATCAAACCAGAGAAATTGAACAGGAAATTCAAACTATTACCGAACAACTTAAAAACAGAAATACTGAGAGAGATGCGTTAGAAAAATTAAATGGTGAACTTGAAGGGATTCAAAAGACTCAAGCAAGTGAAAACGAGAAAAATGTATACAATGAGTTTGCACATTCTTTGATGAAGGATGGTGGTGTCAAGTCAAAAATCATCAAAAGATATCTTCCATTAATGAATCAGCAGATCAATAAGTATCTGCAGTTGATGGATTTCTATATTAATTTTTCTTTAGATGAAGAGTTTAAAGAAACAGTCAAATCACCAATTCACGATAAGTTTAGTTACGAATCATTCAGTGAAGGTGAGAAGATGCGTATCGACTTGTCTCTTCTGTTTACTTGGAGAGAAATTGCAAAGATTAAAAACTCAGCAAATACAAATCTTTTAATTCTTGATGAGATATTTGATAGTTCTTTGGATGGTTTTGGAACAGAGTATTTTAGTAAAATTATTAAGTATGTTATAAGTGGTGCTAATGTATTTGTAATATCACATAAAACCGAAGATCTGATTGATAATTTTGATCAAGTAATTAAATTTGATAAGGTAAAGGGATTTAGTAAAAAAATATGATAAAATAAATACAATGTAACATACTCAAGACCAATGAAAGTTCCAAATTGGCAGCATCATTCCAAGAAGGAACAGAAACGCCACCTCAAACCACAAGCACTACGTCAAGCAAAAAAACGACGTGGACAGTTATTAAAGTGTCTACTTAACCCTCCCAAGCGGAGGGTTTTCGAGTATTATGGGTGTATAAGATAAGAAATTCAAAATGAACGTCAACCACGAAATCAAATCACAACTCGCTAAACTACTTGCTACAGAAGACCTTGTTGTTGAGAACAAGCAAGTTGAAACTGCATCATTTAATGTTCACACTCGTGTTCTTACACTTCCACAATGGGAGAAAGCAAGTAGTCAGGTTTATGATCTACTTGTAGGTCACGAGGTTGGTCACGCACTTTTTACACCAGA